TGCGACGACGGCGCTGGGGATCGACAGCTTGTCGGCCGCCGAAGTGATGTTCATGGACCAGGTGGACGGCGACGGCAAGCCTATCGGCATCATGCCGGCGATCTTGCTCGTGCCGACGGCCTTGTCCGCCATCGGTTCGCAGCTCTTCAAGTCGCTGGAACTGCGCGACACGACGGCCAACGCCAAATTCCCTGTCGCCAACCCGCACCAAGGGAAGTTCCGCGTCGAGGTCAGTCGCTACCTGGCCAACGCTGTCTACACGGGCAACTCGTCCAAGGCCTGGTACATGCTGGCCGAACCGACCGACCTGCCCGTAATCGAGGTCGCGTTCCTCAATGGGCAAGAGTCACCCACCATCGAAACGGCCGACGCCGACTTCAACGTGCTCGGCGTGCAGATGCGGGGTTACCACGACTTCGGCGTCGCCTTGCAGGACTTCCGCGGCGGCGTGAAGAGCAAGGGCGAAGTGTAATCGCGGAACCGGAATCCACCTGAATCGCAAGGAGAAGCATTCATGCCTCAAGCAACTTTTGTGCAAGACGGAAAGTACATCGACCACACGCCTGGCGGCGCGCTCGCGTCGGGAGACGTGGTCGTCCAGGGCGACCTCGTGGGAGTCATGCTGCGGCCGCTGGCGGCGGGCGAACTCGGCGCTTTGGCGGTCGACGGGGTCTTTGACTTCGCCAAGAACACCGGCGTCGCCTACACCGTCGGCACCATCCTGTAGTGGGACGACACCAACAACGTCGTCACCGCGACCGCCACCGGCAACAAGCAAATCGGCAAGGTGGTTCGCGCCGCCGCGACGACCGATACGACGGTCCGCATGCGGCTGAGCCAATAAACCAGTCGTTCGCTCGCCACATCCCTTTTTCGTTCACGGAGGTTTGTCATGAAACGCATGCTCGTTCCCCTGGTCGTGCTGGCCCTCGTCGCCTTTGCCTCTGCGCCTACCGAAGCGCAAGCCTGCGGCGGGCAATTTCGTTCTCGCATGCGAGCGGTCGTGAGCGCGCCGGTGCGGCTTGTCAAAGCTGTGCGAGCGAACCGCTGCAATTGCGGCCCTGCCTGCCAATGCGCCGCGTCGTGCTCCACACGTTGATCGTGCGTCGGCCGTAACCCTCGTCGTCCTACAGGAGTGATCTCGTGATTCGGTTTCTGTGTTTTGTCGCCAGTTGGATGCTGCTGATCGGCGCGGCCCAGGCGCAAGAGATTGAATGTCCCGATCCGCGCCTGGCGGCGGACTTGCCTAAAGAGATTCGCACCTGGTTCCGCAACCCGGACGGTTCGTGCGTCCAGTGTTCCATCGGCATGTGCGGCGTCGATCAAAACGTCCCCGCCGCCGCGACGCTCCTGTGGGACACAGAATACGGGCGGCGCGAACGGGGCGGTTCGGGGCCGTCGCGTGTCGCGGGCTACTGCGACCGGCGCGGCATCCGTGCTTTCAACATCACTGGCTCGTCGACCTGGGAGTGGATGAAGTGGGCGGCCGAAACGGGACGCGGCGCTGCCATTGGTGCCGGCAGCGCCCATTTTCAAACGCTGATGGGATACGACCGGCAATCCGGCACCTGGTACGTCTGCAACAACAACTCGCCCTCGCGGATCGACGAGTACGACGAGGCCGGGTTCCGCCGCTTGCACCTGGCCAGCGGCCAGTGGGTCGTCATCCTCGACTACCCGCCGCACCCAGCGCGGCCTCGCTATTTCCGCTGGTGGTGATTCGCAATTCCCAAATCAACACGGAGGTGTGTTATGCGACTCTTTCTTCCTTTGCTCTTGTTCATGGCGACGTTTGGCAGCGCCAGCGCACAGACCACGGCTCCCGAGGTGGATCAGGCTGAAGTCCTGCGGCTCGGCAACATGGTGCAGGTTGTCGGCGACGGCTTGCGGGCCTCGCCCGACACCGACGCTTATGTGGCGGCAATGGGCCCGCCGGCCAGCGATGCCGACAAATGGTTCATCAGTGTGCTCTCGATGAAGGGCTGCGCCGGCTGCGAGAAGCTCAAAAAGGAGTGGGCCACCAATCCGTGGCTCTTGGCGCTGGCGAACCCAACCGACGCGAAACAGTCGTGGGCGCACTATGCGGTCTACGACAAGGATGACCGAAGCCAAGCCTTCCGCTTCGAGAACATCAAGGTTACGGCCTATCCAACGATCCTCGTCCAGCCGCCTCGCAGCGGGCGCTATGGCGAGCCAAGCACGGTCGTCTACCAGGGCGTTTACGGAGGCGATCCCGAAAAACTGGCTCGCGACATCACGCAGGCGGTCCGGCAGTATGTCACCAAGTTGCAGACCGCCCCCGTGCGCGGCGGAGAACATGGCCAAGTCGGCATTGACCCGCCGTGGCAACCGACGCCGCGTGTCGATCCGTGGCAACCGCAACCTCAACCGAATCAACCGTTCCTGCCCTTCGATCCCACGATTCCGCCGCAACCGCCCGCGCCGACGCCAGCTCCAGCGTTCCCTTGGTCGTCGGTCCTGTCGTTGATGCTGGCCGGGTTCTCGCTGCCGGCGGCCATCGCGCTGGTCGTCTGGGCTGTGTCGTTCATCCGAGCGCGTCGCCTGGCCGCCGGTAAACCGCCGATCGTCGATCAGAAATCGCTCGATCAAGTGCTCGAACTGCTAGAGCGCTTGGCCGAGAGCCAAGCAAAACCATCGTCAAGCGGCCTGTGATGGAGAAACAGCGATGCCCGATCTGCTGCAAACCGGCCAGGAATGGCTCGCGGACCAACTGAAGGAGCACGCCTCACGGCAGGTGGTCTACCAGCGCGGGGTGCAGCAAGTCGCCGTGCAGACCACGATCGGCCGCACGCTGATGAAGCTCGACGACGGTTACGGCGGCATTCGCATGGAGTGGACCGACCGTGACTTCCTGATCCAAGCCGCCGACCTGGTGCTGGGAGCGGCGGCCGTGACGCCCGAGCGGGGCGACCGGATTAAGGAAACGGTCGGCCTCAACACATCGGTGTTCGAAGTCATGGCCTACGGCGGCGAGCCGCCGTGGCGCTGTAGCGATCCGTTCGGAAAGCTGCTGCGGATTCACACCAAGTTCATTGGCATCGAGTCATAGTCGAGGACATCGCGCGTGGGAATGCAGGCCGTCACACTCAGCAACTGGCAATCGCTCGGAACCTATCCGATTCCCAGCGGACCCTACGACCAAAACCAACTCGGGCTCGGCTCGCTGATGGTTCGACGCGCCGACGTAGGAAACACGGGCAAATGGATTGGCCCCTCCCCGGTCGCCGTCGCCCGTCCGTTCGAGCAGTCGCTGTCGATTCCGCCCAATTGGCTGCACGTGATTCGCTGGTCCAGCACCAAGGACTGGGTGTTCTACGGCGACAACGCGGCGGCCGCCGCCACGCGTCGCATCGGGTTGTATCAGTTCGACCGGACCACGCAACAGTTTTCCTGGGAAGGCGCGGTCACGCTCACGTTCCCCAGCGCCACGAACCACACGCTGCGGTCGATGCGCGTCACTTACGACAAGCACACCACGGGCACCGTGGCGGTGAGCGGTACGACGGTTACAGGCACCGGCACCAACTGGCAAACGGACGGCGCATGCGTTGGCAACCGCATTGGATTCGGCTCGACCGACCCCACCCAGATCACGATCTGGTACGAAATCACGGCAATTGCCTCGAACACGTCGCTGACGCTGGACTCTTCGCCCGGCACGCTGGCCGGAGGCACCGCGTATGTGATCGAGGATCTGCGCCTCGTGGCCGCTACGACCAACGCCACCGCGACCAACGGCGGACTCTTCGTCGCCAAGGGGCTACGTCCAGAGATCTTCATCCCCGCGGGCACGACGATTCCGGCGGCGACGACGGTGGACAACATCCGCGCCGTCTATTGGTTGGCCGACGCCTCGACGGTTACCAACACCGTGGCGGCGGGCACGATGCTCGAGCCGGCGGCGAGCAAAACCACGCATCATTGCTGGGTGGTCGACGGAACGACATCGATCAAGCTCTTCAAATACAACCTCCGCGCGGCGCTGACGCTCGCAGCCGGCAAGGCGACCAATGCGTTCGTCCTGGCGTCGGCGGCGCAATCCGTCACTGGAACCGGATCGCAGACCAACAACGGCCGCTATGCGGTCGCCAACCACGGACCTGGCAGCGGCCAGGGCTGCGGTTATTTGGTAACGACAACTCGCATCTATCGCACGCTGCCAGTGGCGACGATCACCAACGGCGGCCTTTGGCAAGCCGATGCGGCCACTGAAGTTCCGCCTGGCGGCACGAACACATTCGCCTCCACCGGTGCGCTGGCGCAGATCGAGTATCTCGACTCCATCGACAAGTTCCTGGTCATCAGCACGGGGGCCACCAGCTTCCGTTCGTACCTGACGCAGTACCGTACCGACGGCGGCCAGTTTGATCGCATCCTGTTCGTCAGCACCCGGCAAATCGATCAGGCCAACGCTGACAGCGCCAGCACTCCGCATCCCAACGTTCTCGAAGCGCAGCTCTCGACTTGGGTCGAAGGGGGCATGGCCTTCACGGCTCGCGTGTCGACCACCGCGACCGGCATCCTCTACGCCTTCCCCATCGCTGGCGATTGGGAGTACGCCGCATCGAGCGACCAACGGATCGTGCTCCCGAAGATGGACACACCGGCGGCGGACCGTCTGCGGCGAGTGCTGGTCTCTCACGCGCAAGTGCTCGGCGGCGCGACGGCCCAGAACCTTGGACTCGCGACCGAGCCGCTGCGCATCCTGTATCGCACAACAGGGATCGCTGACAACAGCGGCCCGTGGACGGTACTCGACGACAGCGGCGAATTGTCGGCCGTCTCGCCGGGAACGGCGATTCAGTTCGCCCTCGAATTTCGCACGGTCGGTTTGACCTGCATTCCCGCTCGCGTCTACGCGCTGACGCTCGTCTTCGACGACACGAGCACCGATTCGCACTTCCAGCCGAGCGTGGGGCAAAGCTCGACCACGAACAAGCGGTTGGCCTGGCGACATGCGGTGGCGTTCGGCGGCAGCGTGCCCGCGCTGCGGATTCGCCTCTACGACGCCGTGCTCGGGACGTTGCTCCTGGACGACAACACCGACACGCCAACTGGCACCTGGGAGCGTTCGACCAACGGCGGTGCCGCCTGGTCGGCGTGGACCAACGCCGACAAGACCAACGAGACGACCTATGTCCGATACACGCCAGCGTCGCTGGCCGACAACATCCGCATCCGCGCGATCCTGACCCAGAAGTGAGCACTCACATGGCCCTCGATGACATCTTGATGGACGTCGGAGACTGGGTGGGGCTCATGGATGAGTTGCCGGCCGAGGCGCTCGTCACGCTGCCCGACATTCTGGCCGAAGGCGGCACCAATAGCGGCGCTGCGCTCGTCGAAGTGCCCGCGGTCGCCACAGCGTCCGGCGGCATCTCCCGCTCCCGCGTGCAGGGAGATCAATAATCATGCGGCAACGTCAGCAGAATTCGACCGTCTACCCAGTGAGTTTCTTCCTGGTCCAGGCCAGCGACCACATCAGCGGCCTGCCAGGAGCGACGCCCGCCGTTACGATTTCAAAGAACGGCGGCGCATTCGCGGCGGCAGCCGGCGTGGTCGCGGAGATTGGCAGCGGCTGGTATGCCTGGTCAGCGCACGCAACCGATCGCAACACGCTGGGGGAACTGGCGGCCCACATCGAAGCCTCCGGCGCTGATCCCGTGGACTTCAAGCTGGAAATCGTCCCCTGGGACCCGTTCGACGCCAACCTCGGGCTGGCACGTCTGGACGATGCGGTCACCAGTCGCGCTGCGGCAGTTGACTACACGGCGGTGCGTGCGGCCAAACTCGACAACCTCGACGCGGCGGTCAGTTCTCGCAGCACGCTTACGGCGGCCGACGTGTGGTCGCACGCCGCGCGAACGCTCACGGCCGCCGCGAACCTGACGACGACCGGCGCGCCGATTCCCATCACGGCCGGCGGACTGGTCGCATCGGACACGCTGGCGATCAGCGGCGATGGGTTGGCTGCCGACGAACTGGAAAAATGCCTCGACGGCACGGGCGGCGTCTTCACCGCCGATCTGGCCGGCGATGTGACCGGCACTGTGTTCCAGGTAACGAGCGTGCTGAATGTCGTCGGGGGCGTCACGCTGGTCGACGGCGCGATTGCCGCCGCAACATTTCAGGGCAATGCGATTATTGCCGCTGCCATCGCCCCGGACGTCACGACGGAACTCCAGGCCGGGCTCGCCACGCTCGCCAACCAGGCAATGATCCTTGCCTACGTCGATGAGCTCGAGTCGCGGCTCACGGCGGGACGCGCGGCCAATCTCGACAACCTGGACGTCGCCGTGTCATCGCGCCTGGCGGCCACTGCTTACATTCCGCCTGACAACGGCAGCATCACGCAGATCGAAGCCGTCCTCGACGGCATCACAAGTTTGGCTGACTGGCTCCGCGCTTTGGTGCGCACCGACGCCGCCGATCCGGTCGCCAAGGCCGAGATCAACACGGGCGGCGGAACCTACGACGAAGCCAAACACTCGCTGGTCCGTGCGGCGTCGCTGGCGGAATTGCTCGAGGCGGATCGGTACATCGACACGACCGTCACGCCGTGGGCGCTTGTGCTGACGCGAAAGAACTCCGGTGGACCAGGCGTGGGCGTTGAACTACTGCGGCAGCAACTGCAGACCGAAACGGGCGCGAACTTGACTTCCATTTCAACTTTTGTGGGCCGCAGCGCGGCGTGAGGCTGGACATGAGCCTTCTGGGACTTTTAGGACGAGGATTCGGAACGGCCGGCGCGCTGCCCCCGCCGCCGCTTGTCGATCCTTTGCTCCTGCAGGTTGCGGAAGCGGTGACCTACGAAATCAACCTGGGGTCGTACAGCCAGAGCCTAACGGCGGTGCGGTTCTATCAGCCCCGGTTCAACCTGGCCGAAATGGATACGCTCCATGTCAGCGTGGTACCGCGCTCGATCACGGAAAAGCAACTGTCGCGGGCGCTCGTCGCCTACGACTGTGGAATCGACGTGGGTATTCAGCAGCGCAGCCCAATGGACCAACCGACGCTCGATGCGCTCACCAAGCTCGTCGCCGAAATCGCCGACCGGCTGCGGAACAACCCGCTCACCGCCATGCCCGATGCGCGGCTCATGGCGCTGAACAACGAACCGGTATTCGCGCCCGATCACCTCGATGAGCTGCGGCAGTTTACGAGCGTACTTTCGGCGACCTATCGGGTCTGGAGGTAGGCGCACATGGCCACTGTGGGATTCAACAAAAAGCAGTTCTTCTTCGACCGGCAGATCGTTATCGACGCCGTCGGCCGTGCGAGCGCCAAGAACCTCTCCCAGGCGGTGAGCTTCATTCGCCGTTCGGCCCGTTCGTCGCTGCGTCGTCGCAAGAAAGTCTCGCCGCCTGGCCAGCCGCCCAGCGTCCATACACAGGACCGCGTGGCGACGCTCAAGAACATCTGGTTCGTGTTTGACCCGGCGCAGCGCTCGGTCGTGGTCGGTCCCCTCAAGCTCAACGGTTCGCGACTCGAAGGGAGCAACCGCCAAACCGTTCCGTCGCTGCACGAACTGGGCGGCACGGCCGTGGTCGGCGGCCGCCGCAAGCGCAAGCGTCGGGCGAAGTATGCATCTCGACCATTCATGGGCCCCGCGATGGAGCGCGAGCTGCCGAAGTTCGCCGGCTTGTGGGCCAATTCCGTCAAGTAATAAGGAGAACCTTTCATGGCAGTCAAACTCGGACTCGACGCCAAGCTGTTTCGCAACACGGGCACCTACGCCGCCCCGACTTGGAACGAGATCAAGAACGTCAAGGATGTCACGCTCAACCTGGAAGCGGGCGAAGCGGACGTCACGACCCGCGGCAACAACGGCTGGCGAGCCACGGTGGCCACGCTCAAAGACGGCTCGATTGAGTTCGAGATGGTCTGGGACTCGGCCGACGACGACTTCACGGCGATCCGAGACGCGTTCCTCAACAAGACGGCGCTCGAAATGGCCGTGATGGACGGCGACGTGCTGACCGCCGGTTCGCAGGGTCTGCGGGCCAGCTTCATGATCACCAGCTTCAGCCGCAACGAACCGCTGGAGGAAGCGATCACGGTGAGCGTCACGGCCAAGCCGACCTACTCGGCAAATCCGCCATCGTGGATGACCGTGCCCTAAGCCAACTCGGAGGACACATGAAGACGTTTACCGACAATGCCGGCCGCACCTGGACCGTGCAAGTCAACGTGGCGGCGATCAAGCGGGTGCGCGGCCTCGTGGGGATCGACCTGTACAAGCTCGTCGACGACGGCTTTCAATCGCTCGCCAAACTGGTGAGCGATCCGGTGCAGCTGGCCGACGTGCTGTTCTGCCTGGTGAAAGAAGAAGCGGATGCCAAGCAGATCAGCGACGAGGAGTTTGGGCGCGGCTTGGCGGGCGACGCCATCATGTTCGCGGCCGACGCGTTTGTAGAGGAACTGATCGATTTTTTCCCCGATGCCCGCGCGAGGGCGGGCCTGCGAAAAGTGATCGATGCGGGACGGAAGGTGCGCCTGCGGTTGCTGACGCACGCCGAGACGCTGCTGGAGCGGATCGACCCGGAAGTCGAGGCCAACAAGTTGATCGCCTCATTTGGCAGCTCGCCGGCATCCTCGGACTCGATCCCGGCCCCTTCACCCTCCGAGAACTGATCGCGATGGGCGAGGCCAGGAGCCAGCAGGCTTGGGCCCACACGTCCAGCATGCTGGCCCTGCTCGCCAACCTCCATCGCGACCCCAAAAAGTCGCGGGCCTATAAGCCCGGCGACTTCAATCCACACGTTCGCAGGAAACCCGTGACCATTCAGAAAGTCGGCATCAGCGTGCTCAAGCAAGTGTTCATCGATAGCCGCATGGAAGGACCGTAAGCGATGGGGTTGTCCCAGGGAATTCGCGCCGGCGCAGCTTACGTCGAGCTGTACACGAAGGACAGCCGGCTCGTGAAAGGACTGCAGGCAGCGGAAAAGAAGCTGCAAGCATTCGGCGCTGGGATCGCCTCGATCGGCACCAAGCTGGCGGGACTGGGAGCGAGCGTGGTCACGCCGCTGCTCGGAGCCGCCAAGGTGTTTGCCGACATGGGGAGTGACATGGTCGACATGAGCCAGCGGACCGGCGTCTCGGTCGAGGCCTTGTCGGAACTCGGATTCGCGGCCGAACAGTCGGGGGCCGATGTCGAAACGCTTGAGGCCGGCCTGCGCAAGATGCAGAAGCAAATTGTCGAGGCGGCCAGCGGCTCCGAAACGGCGCGGGAGGCCCTCGGGAAGCTTGGGCTGACCGTCGACGACTTGGCCAAGTTGTCGCCGGACCAGCAGTTCAAACTAATCGGCGACCGCTTGTCGCAAATCCAGAATCCAACGCTGAAGGCAGCGTTGGCAATGGAAGTCTTCGGCAAATCGGGCACCAAGCTGCTGCCCCTGTTCGCCAATGGAGCCCGCGGGATCGAGGAGTTGCAGCAACAAGCGCGCGACCTGGGACTGACCATGTCGACCGAAGACGCCCAGGCCGCCGAGGCATTTGGCGACACGCTCGATGTCTTGTGGAAAGTGCTTAAGAAAACCGTGTTCACCATCGGTTCGGCGCTCGCACCGTTGCTCACGGAAGTCGCGGAAGGTGTGACTCGCGTAGTGGTCACCGTCACCAGCTGGATCAAACAGAATCGCGACCTGGTGGTGTGGGTTTTCAAGATTGCGGCCGCCGCCGTGGCTGCTGGTGCGGCGCTCGTGGTCTTGGGCTCGTTGATTTCCGGCGTCGGCGCGGCCTTGGGCGCGATTGCCACAGTCGCCACGGGGATCGGCGCGGCTATTGCGACGCTCGGTTCCATCATCGCCGCGATTGTTTCGCCCATTGGCCTCTTCATCGCGGGCATCGTGGCGCTGGCCGGATATCTGCTCTACGTCACGGGCGTCGGCGAGCAAGCGCTCAACTGGCTCGCTGGCGTGTTCACCGATCTTAAGAACGATGCGCTCGCCGCGTTCCAAGGCATCTCCGATGCGCTGGCCGCCGGCGACATCGGCCTGGCCGCCAAGATTCTGTGGCTCACGCTGAAGATGGAATGGCAGAAAGGCGTCAATTGGCTGCAGGAAAAGTGGGTCGCCTTCAAGGAGTTCTTTCTCTCGGTCTGGACCGAAGCGGTCTTTGGCCTTTCGCGGATCATGACCAACGCCTGGGCCGGCCTGCAGTCGATCTGGACCGAAACCGTCGCCGCCATGTCGACGGCCTGGACCGTGTTTTCCAGCGGAGCCGTGTCGGCCTGGAAGGGCGCGCAGAACTTCATCGCCAAGGGCATCGTGCATTTGATGGGGCTGCTCGACGATTCCGTCGATGTCGACGCCACCCTCGCCACGCTCAACGAAGACTTTCAGCGCGAACAGCAATCACGCCAGCGGGAGACCAATCAGAAACTCGCCGGCATCGAAGGCGACCGAGAGCGGCGGCAATCGGAGATCGAGCAACAGCGGACCGGAACGCTCGACGTGCTCGAGGAGGATCGCCAGCGGGCGCACGCCGAACGCCAGCGTCAATTCGACGCGGACCTCAAGGAATCTGAAGGCGCGCTGGCGGCGGCGCGCAAGGAATGGGAGGACGCCCTCGCGGAGGCTGCCAACAAGCGAGCGGCCGCGGAGACCGCCGGCCCGGATCGGGTCATGCAGGCCGAAACCGACCTCTCCGGTCTCGATGAACTGATCGACACCACCCAGCGCAAGGTCGATGTGGTCGGCACGTTCAACCCGCTGGCGGCCGCCAATCTTGGGGCGGACTCCTTGAGCGAACGGACGGCCAAGGCGAGTGAGCAGGTTGCCGCCAACACCAAGCGGCTCGTGCAGGAGGCTCAACATGGCGGACTGGTGTTCGCGTAAGGAGACGCTTCAGTGGCCACAATCATCGAACGCTACGACAGCCGCGAGGCGACCGAAGGGGTCGAAAGCCCGTCCGTTGACCTTATTTATATGGTGGAAGGCACCGAGGACGACCTGGTCGTGCGGGCGCTGGTCGAAGCGACCATTCCCGCTATCTACCTCGGCCTCGTATTCCAGACCTATCACATCGGCCACCAGGGCGGCGGCGTGTGGGAGGTTTCGGTTCGCTACGGCAAGAAGGAGCCCAAGGATACCGGCGACTCGTCGTTCTCGTTCGACACGGGCGGCGGCACGACGCACATCACCCAGTCGCTCGCGACGATCGGCAGCTACGCCCCGCCCACAAAAACAGCTCCCAACTTCCAAGGAGCCATCGGAGTCACCACCGACAGCGTCGAAGGGACCGACATTACGGTCCCGATCTACAACTTCACCGAAACGCACTATATCCCCATCGCCCTGGTTACCGGCGCGTACAAAGCCACGCTCTTCGCGCTCACGGGCAAGGTCAACGCCAGCGCGTTCAAAGGCTTCGCTCCGGGCGAAGTGCTGTTCCTGGGCGCGTCGGGATCGCAGCGAGGGGAAGAGGATTGGGAGATCACATTCCGCTTTGCGGCCAGTCCCAATGTCACGGGGCTTACCGTCGGTTCGATCACGGGCATCGCCAAGCGGGGTTGGGAATATCTGTGGGTGCGCTACTCGGATGCGGAAGACCAGCATGTGCTGGTGAAGCAACCGATCGCGGCCTACGTCGAGAAGGTCTACGACGAGGGGAACTTCGCCGGCCTGGGCATAGGAACCTGACCGATGGGCCACGCCTTGAAAAAAGTGCAGGCGGGCCAGCGATTGGAGATTCCCGCCGAAACCTACAACGCGTTCCTGGACGCAGTCCGCGCCGAGCGTGCGCGTCGCCACGACATTGAACAGGAACCGGGCGACGAGTTTCGCCAGACCGGCATCATCAAGGTCCGAAACCAAACAGGCGTCGATCAAGACCGCTACAGCGTGTTGGCGCTCCGCTCACCGATTGTCACCCCTTCGGACAACCTGCAAGAGTTCAAGAACCGAGTCAACCTCGACGGCGTCAAGGCAGTTGATCCGGCAAAGTGCGAGCGGTTCGCCATCCTGCTCGATCCTTTGAAGGCGAGCGGCATTGGGCGCGGCATCGTCGCCGGCGTCGTGCCGGTGCGCGTGAACGTGATCCGCGAAACCGATCCATTCGCCGAGATCGTGCCCGACGAGACGGGCTTCCTTCGCAGTTCGCCTTACGGGCTGACTCGCATTCTCTGGAAGGAAACGGGCCTAGGCGTGAAGTGGGCGGTTGTGCGGCTCAGTGATCGACCGCGTTTCGCCATCTTTCAGCTGTCGGGAACGTGGCAGGCATCGACATCGCCCGAGCCCGACGGCTGGATGAAGATGAGCGGCTGCCGACCAGTCTTCTACTTCCAATCCAGCCTGAACTATGCGGTGGACACCAGTGAACCGACCGAAACGGTTTGGCACGCCGTCGGCTACCCGCCCGCCGAACGATCGGCGGTGATCTCGCTGCACAAGGCGACGGGCCTGGCACCCGTGAAGTTCGGCTGTGGCGACTGGGTCTGGTGCGTGTGGAATGAGCACGAATGCCGCTGGCAGGTGCTCGCGCCGTATGAGGACCACTGGCGGTTCAAATTGCTCTCGCCCCTCGCTCGCTGCGGTTCCGCGACGGCTCAACTTGTTCTGTACCAGTCCAGCAAATGGTGCCCGGTATCACTCACCTTCACGGTCTACGACTCCGTCGGCGTCGTCTGCCCCGATATCTGCAAGGCAACCGGATCGGGAAGCGGGTGCGACTGCGATAAATCGGATTCAGTTCCCTCGGGCACGTACGGCGTCGCCAAGCACTATGCCGACAGCTGCAAATGGGAGGTGCTGGCGCTCGGCGAAGGATGCTGCGAGCCGCCGCCTTCCTCGTCGTCCGGATCATCGGGTTCCTCATCATCAAGCGGCTCGTCCTCGAGTTCGGGATCGTCGTCTTCGAGCGCCAGTTCGTCCGGGTCGTCGTCATCAAGCAGCGGATCGTCGAGTTCATCCGGGTCGTCCAGCTCGTCGTCCGGCAGCAGTTCGTCGGGCAGCAGTTCCTCGGGGAGCTCGTCGGGACCGTCCAGCAGCGGGCCGCAAAGTTGCGTGATCATCTACGAAACGGATGTTCGCTGCGAAAGCGGAAAGCTCAACGTCTACACGCGGGCCGTTTCGATTTGCCTGTCGGGTACGACGCTCACGCGCTACGAGGGGCCTTGGGTCTTCAGCCACCAAGCCGGCTGCTGTTGCTGCGAATGTTGTTCGAGTTCGTCGGGCAGCAGCTCGTCCAGTGGCAGCAGTTCGTCGAGCGGCAGTAGTTCCTCCAGTAGTAGCAGCAGCGGTTCATCATCCGGCTCGTCCAGCGGTAGCGGCTCATCGTCATTGCCGTCGTCGAGCGCCGGGAGTAGCAGTGCTACCTCCTCGAGCGGACCGAGCAGTAGCTCACCATCGTCGAGTGGAGGCAGCAGCAGCGCCGCGTCATCGAGCGACACCTCGGGGAGTTCGAGCGGATCGTTCTCAAGCGGATCAGGTACGAGCGGCTCCACGTCTCTCGGCAGCGACATCGTCTAACTCAAGGAGTCATGCAGCATGCGAGTTTTTCTTGTCGGCTATCCCGGTGAAATGGGCGGTGCGAACACCGAGGCTTGGCACACCATCAAGCTGTGGAGGCATTTTGGCCTTGAGGTCCACCTCATTCCCACTTGGAGCTGCAACCAGCGCTGGCGGGACCGCGTGACCGTGCTTGGATGCGAGACGCACCACGTGCATCCCGACGAATTGGCAAGCGTGCCGGGCCTCGCCGGTTCGCCCGTGGTTAGCTTCTGCAACCGCGAGTTCATCGCTCACGCGCCGCAGTTTCGGGAACTTGGTTGCCCGCTCGTCTGGGCCAACTGCATGACGTTTCTGTTCGATCACGAAAAGCAGTTGTTCGCCGACCACGGACCGGCTGAAGCGTTCGTCTTCCAGTCGGAGTTCCAGCGACGCGAACTGGAACCTCAACTTGAACCGTTGGGTTACACGGCCGCGAGCGGACACTTGATTCGCGGCGCGTTCGACCTGGACGAATTCGAGTTCGCGCCGCGGTCACATCCCCGCGACGACGTGTTCGTGGTCGGTCGCATGGCCCGCCCGGACACCGACAAATGGTCCAGCAACACATGGCCGATCTACTCGGCGATCCAATACGCGAACAAGCGGGCGCTGATGCTGGGTATGGACGACCGCACGCACGCCAAGCTCGGCGCGCCGCCCATCTTCGCCGATTGCCTCAAGCCGATGGCGATCACGGTGCAGCAATTCCTGGCGACGCTGCACTGCCTGCTGCCAATTAACGGTGGCGCTCGGGAAAACTGGCCGCGCGCCGGCCTGGAGGCAATGGCCTGCGGCGTCCCCGTGGTGGCCCAGAACGATTGGGGTTGGCGCGAGATGATTGAACACGGCGTGACGGGTTTCCTTGGCGGCAACGACTGCGAATTGGCCCACTACACGGCGATGCTCGCCCACGACGAGGATCTGCGGCAGCGCATCGTCCACGCCGCCCACGACCGGCTGGTGAACCATCTGGCCAATCCTGATGTGATCTGGGAAGCGTGGAAACGGCTGTTTCGGTCGCTCGGGCAATGCGTTGCCGGCGTTCCGGAGATTCTGCACGCGCGCACCTACGATGGCACGTTGGCCATCGCCGAGGAGGCAGCATGAGCGCGATTCCCGACTACACCCCCAAGAGTAATGAAGCCGAATGGCACATCACCTACCGGTGTGACCTGGCGTGTCCGAACTGCAATCGGCTCTGCTTCCTGCCGCCGACAACGCCTGATATGACACTGGACGATGCCCGTGAGTTCAACCGGCAGGCGCGGGAGCTGGGCTGGTTCCCGAAGATCGTGATTCTCGGCGGCGAACCGACGCTGCATCGCGACCTCTTCGAGTTCATTGAAATCGCCAACGAATTGAGCCCAGGCCGCGTGGAGGTTTGGTCGAACGGCTATCGCGCCGCGGCGAAGGAACAGCTCGCTCGTATTCGCGCTGAGGGCCGGGCCCGCGTCTGTGAGGAGACGATCAAGGCCGACGGCTGCATGGTGCTGCCGCAGGCCGACTTCTTTCTTGCGCCCAAGGACTTTGGCGTCATCAATCACCGTCCTTGCCACAATCACGCGGCCATCGGCTGCGGCATCTCGGTGGATGCCGGCGGTTACGCGATCTGCTCGATCGGCGGCGCAATCGACAGTGTGCTCGACCTCAAACTCCGCACGCAGCACCTCAAGGATCTGTTCGATCCGGAATTCGCACATCGCCAAACCTGCTCGCTTTGCGACGTGTGCGGCCGGGAGCTTGGGATCACGAGCCACCATATCGCCAAATCGCAAGTCATGCACGGCTCGTTGATGTCCCCCACCTGGCAGGCGGCAGTTAAACGGATTGAGCAGCGCAGAAAGGAGGGGGAGGCGACATGAATCCATTCGCGACTCACATGCCCGTGCTGTTGGCCTGTTTGCGGCGGACCACCGGACCCGTGCTCGAACTGGGGAGCGGCTGGTTCAGCACGCCTCTGGTGGCGGCATTCGCCACGGATCGGCTCATTCGAACCGTGGAGACGAACCACGAGTGGTACGACCGTATCTCGCGAGTTTGCACCTATCAGCCGATCACACGTCATCGTCATCAGATCGTTTTCGTACCCGACTACAACGACGCGCCTGTTGACGACCACCAGTGGTCGGTCGTGCTGCTCGACCATGAGCCGCCGCCACGGCGGGGCGTCGACGCGCTTCGTCTGCGCGACCGTTGCCAATTGATGATCGGGCACGACTCAGAACATCCGGACTACGGCTATGGTACCGTGTTCGACACGTTCAAGTACCGCTTCACGCTTTCCAGTGTCTTTCCCTGGACGACGGTCGTCAGCGACACCGACCCGCTGGACTGGATCGCGGATGCCCTTCGGCCCTTGTGGTGATCCCATGAAACTCGCCGCGCTGTGCTGCACCTATCTTCGTCCCGAGGGACTCGGTCAATTGATCGAGTGCTTTCTGCGGCAGGATCACCCACGCGATCTGCGGGAGCTGGTGATCTTTGACGACGCTGGGCAGTACGACAACCAATCTGGCGACGGCTGGCGACTGGTGTCGATCCCCAGTCGCTTTCGCTCATTGGGCGAGAAACGAAACGCCTGCGCCGCACTGGCGTCGCCAGACGTCGAGGGGTTTCTGGTGGCGGACGATGACGACATCTATTTCCCGCACTGGTTCCGCACGCAGGCCGAAGCACTCAAGCGTGCGGACTGGTCGCATCCTGGGCTGGTGCTGGTGGAGCACGGCGACGGCTTGCGGGAGTGCGACACCGGCGGCCTCTACCACGGCGGTTGGGCTTTTCGGCGTGATGCCTTCTATCGGGTCCGAGGCTACGGGCCTCACAACAACGGCGAGGACCAGGAACTGGCCGACCGCCTCGGCGCAGCCAGCGTGACCCAATGCGATCCGTGCGAGTTCGCGCCGCCGTTTTACATCTATCGATACGACAACGGCAGTTACCACCTGAGCTACATGGACGACCAGGGATACCGCGAACTCGGCGTCCGCGACACATCCAGCAAGGCGATGATCCCGATCGGCTGGTCGCGCGAATGGGACAAACTGCCCGTGCTGCGGCGCTATTCCTTCGCGCCGCACGTGAACCCTCGGGACGACACGATGCCCGTCGAGCTCATCGGCCCGGTCGATGCCCCCGGCGGCAACGGTCCGTCCAACGGGATGTACGCACTGCAGAAAGAACTGCGGCGACGAATCGCCGAAGGTCTTGATTGGCTCTCGATCAAGTCGCTGCCGGCCAGCAAGGGCGCGATGCCTTGGTTTTGGCATTGGGACGACCGGCGCTACGCGATGTGGTGGGATGCGGAAGGCCATCCGTTCGTGCAAGGGCCAAACATGCTTTTCACGCACTCGGGATCGCCCCGCATCGACCGCGAGGAATGCGCGCTGCTCGACGCCGCCAGTTGTCGCGCGATGTTCTGCCACAGCGAGTGGTATCGCGATCTGATCGCCAAGCACCGAGGGCCCGCCAACCAGTCGCCAATCATCCTCTGGCCATACCCCATCGACCCCTGGCCAGGCGAACCGCTGCCCGACGAATACGACCTCTTGATTTACGCCAAGAATGGACACCGGCCGCAACTGCTTGAGCACCTGGCCGAACTTTTTCCGAGGCACATTCAAATTCACTACGGCCGCTACCGCCGCGAGGAGCTGTTCGAGGCGGCCCGCCGCTCACGGGCTTGCGCCTATCTGGCCGATGACGACCACGGCCCACTCGCGCTCCAGGAAATTTTGCTCGCCGGATGCCCTACGGTCGGCGTCCGCACGGGGGCCTCGTTCGTGCGGGATGGAATCACCGGATACCTAGTGCTCTGTCAGCAGCGGATTTTGGGGTTGGCCCTTTGGGGCTTATGAGTGATGCTGTGCGGAACTTTACCTTGAACCAAGGAGGGTTCCGATGCA